GAAACTTTAAGATTTTTATTAATCCAGCTTCCTCCATCAAGAGCAACAAGTTTAAATAGCTTTTGCTGGCTTTGTGCGTCAAAAGCATTTGTAACTGGAAGAGCTAGAGTAGAAGCAGGAGCGGCAGATAAATCTTGAGAAATAAACCACCCTGTTTCAGCAGCTTGTGAAGGCTTTCTAAAGTCTCCCTGCTCTGCCGCAGAATCCGAAAGTTTAAGAGGCAAAATAGCCCCATAAGCTCCAACAGTATTTGCTTGCCTTACTCCATCAATCTTGAAGGATTCAAAATAATGCCTCTCGTAAGTTTGCCCCAAGAAATAACTTTTAGTGTCATCAGATACCCGAGTCCAAGTTTTGCTAGGAGAGGTATTAAATACGTCACGTATAAAGTTAGAAGAGTTTCTTTCCAAAGAAAAGACAATCTTTTCTGTTACTTGGTGAGAACTATTGTATACTTCTGCGGTAAAAGCTTTTTGTCCAGAAATACTTTGCACAAGTACACCGACACTCGATGTAAAGTTCTCAGCGATATCCGTTTGAGCCGAAATACCTGCCATTGCTCCTGAAAGGGCAATATATCCGTCGTTACAATACCATATAGCTGCAAGCGCTCCAGTCATGTTAACTAGATTTGAGGCGGATCCGTCATTAATCCAAGCTGAACTGGAGGGTATGATAAACAGACCATACGCGCCTCCGCCGTCTAATGCGGTTCCATTAAAAGTTCCATCGGTATCTCTCGTGTACCATCCCGCTTCACCGCCAGAGGACTTATTAGGGTGCTCATCTCCTAGAAGACGAACAAACGTAAGTGGGCTGTTGTTTTTTAGCCATGCTTGAGCGGCATAAACAGCATACATGGGAGCAGTCATATCTCCTGCTCTCCATGCGTCAGTCTGTGTAGGGACTCCTGCTGGTCCTCCAAAGACATTAACAAATTCTGCGAACGATTCTACTTGAACCGGCTTCATCCCTGGACCGCGTTCTGAGCGACCAATGACGACTGGACCCTGGGCAGTTGGAGCCTCGGGTAGTTGGGAGTTATCAATCTCTGAGAGAAAAACTCCTGGTGAAACAAACTTATACTTTTTTACGGACATCCTTTTATCTCCTGTACTAGCAAGAATGATGAGAATATTCTATTCTTTTATAAATAGTTAGGAAAAATACCAAATACCTTTTTAAGACCGATAAAATCCTTTATCATCGATGTGTGTTGGTATATCTCCAAATACTACTTGTTCTCTAGGGAATCTAATCTCTACTGCGCTTTCCCTTTTTACTATCTTAGGCGTTTCTTGATTTATGCCTTCTCCAATAATATATCCTAAAACTCTAATATTAATATCGGTTACAAACTTCCTTTCATTCTCTTCTAAATTGTTTACAGTATTGTTGCTTGTAAAATCAGAATCAATGAAGCCTTCATAACTATGTCCCGCATTGCTTAAAGAAAAATAGTTAATCCCCCCTGGTCTTGTGAGGAAAGGAGAAATAGCATCATTCATTTGTTGTTGATATTCAGTCGTAATAGACACAGTATAGTTTACGGTTACGTAAATTGGTAGTGGAATGGTATATGTCTCATAGACCGTTCTTTTGTCCTGCTTTTTTACTTTAAAATTTATTTGATTGTATGTTCTTTTAGAAGATGCATTGGTAAACTCAGCAGTTTTTTGTTGTTGAATTTTTCTTGCAACTGTATATGAACCTCTTCTAGGGTCATTAACTGGCGGGATATTGCCAAAGATAGATCCTTTCTCGTTCAAGGATTTGACAATGGACGCTCTCTCCAGGGTCATGATAGGGTATATTATAGAGCCATCAGAATCTCTTAGATCTTTATGTTGTTTAATCTGCGCTGCTCTTTCTGCGGCAACCCATACAATAGGTATTTTTTTGAATCCTTTGTTAGTCTGTGTAGCGATATCAAGGTCTTCTTTCAAAAACGACAGCATTGCTGCGTCGATATTTTCAATAGTGGAGGGCATTAAAATATTGCCCGTTACATTTGGGTCATCAGCTTCCATCGAACAATCCTCTTCTAGATTTAATACATGCAGCAGAGATTTCTAAGCTTTTTCCTGCTTGTCCAAAAATCTCTCTTGGCTCTGCCAAGCTTACAATCTCATAATAATCATCGTTATAAAGAACAAAATCTCCTTCACGAACATACAAGTCTTGGTCTTCTGTCAGTCTTCTTTTGTGGAAATGTACCGTTAAAGAGTAAGTCTTGTCCAAACCGTACTGGTCAGTCGTTGTTTCAAAGCCACCCCATTCAATTAGAGCATAGACTCTAATAGGAGACAAAAAGTTTTTATTTATTGCCTCGCCATAGACAGGATGATAGTTGGTGTATTCTGCACTTACAGGATAATAAAGCACTTGTTGTCCGATAACTCTTTCAATAAGCTCATCGTTGACTTGTTTAACAAGATCTCGCTCTTTTTCTCCTAGAAAAAGCGGAGGGGGAGGCTGTATTGGTTGTTCCCATTTATCTTTTGGCACAAATCATCCTCCTATCCTTGGAAAATACCGACAGGTATCTTCTGCATTGTTTCTAGTGCAGTTGTTGTAATGTTGTTTTGTTTCTCACTTAGCTTTTCATATGTAAGTTCATCTAGGACTGTCTTAAGCTCTTCTCTAAGGGCTTCTTTCTCTGCTTGCGCTTGAGATAAAAGATCTGAGGCGTTAAGTGTAACATCATTACCTGGGATTGGTATAGAGCCAAACTTTCCTCGGACCTGTCCAAGCGTTTCTTTAGATATTGCAAGAGCAAATCTTCTAATCCATTGTTTACCAATAGAGTTAATGCTGTTGTATGGAAGATTAGAGAAAGGAAGCGTGTTCATGTTATTTACGCCAGTCAAGCCGCTTTCGGCTGCATCGTCTTCAACCCAAGGATTAGCTTTGACAGTGAACTCCACCCAAAATTTATTTGGAAAGTTTTCTGTTTCTGGTGGAGGGAAAATCCTTAAACGATTATTCTTGATTTCATAAGAATACTGAGATGTGCGCGTGTAAATTGCATCTTCATAAGCCATAGCTTGAAGTTTGTTTTGCCATACTGGAACAATTTCAAACTGCGAATCATCAGCATATTGACCATAAGTAGACATATTACCAATAGTGTTTAATCCACCGTAGTAGCTGTAGAATCTCCACTGTGCATATGGCGTTTTATAAAATACTTTCCTAATGGTAACTCTTTTATTCCCTACTTGATTAAAATAAGGAACGTCAGCATCCGTCGCTGCGGATGAAGAAATGATATTTTGAAGATCATAATCTTGTTGATCTCCTACAACATCAAATGAAGCAGAATAGATTGGTTCTATCCCTCCAATATCGGCTTCTGTAGAGGTTTTCTTCCCCACTCTAAGGGCGTAGTCAAAAGAGAACTCAGGATACTGTAGAGAGGCTGTAATACCTAGCAGTGCGGAATCTGATGTTTGCTGTCCGTCTTGATTAAAGGTCCCAGTCGCAGCGCCCAGTGCATTAGGAAGAGTATTTTTTGCTTGGTGTATGTTTACCAAGTAAGAATACTCTAATACTGCGTCTTCATAATGAGAGTAAATATCTTGTTCTGTGAGTTCAATATCAAGGACTGCTCCGCCGAGCTTCCTATAAGTGTAGGTAACTTGATCTGATGCACCTGAAATAAAACTAACATCATACAAGTCTGATGAATCATCTACATAAACACCAAGAGCGTAGATTGAACCAGACGCAGCAGTGTCGGTACTCCCTGTGGAAGGTAATACTACCTTCGACATTTGACTTTTAGGGGTGAGGGTAGGGGGTGCCATTAATATTATTCTCCTATATCAGAGTAAATAGTATAGAAAACCACATAACGGTAAAAAACCCCGTTTCTCATCAAGACTTATTTTTTAGTCTTCTTTGTTCCAGTTCTATTCTTAGTTCTTTTAGTGGTAGTAGTAGTTTTTGTCTTCTTAGTTGGAGTCGTTGTGTTCGTTGTAGTTTGCTTCTTGATTGGTGTTGTTGTAGTAGTAGAAACCTTTTTAGTTACAGTGGGTTCTGGCTTAATAATAGGCTCAGGTGTTGGCAAAGTTGTCTTTGTTTCTTCAATTACAGTAGAAGTTGTTTCTTCAACAATTGTTGTTGTGGTTTCTGTGTTTGTTGTGTTATTCCCTAGTCGGCTCATACGATGATCAGCAAACTTTGGACTAAACATGTATCTTTTTTTCTTACCCATTATAAATCTCCTTGGATGTTATAAATAGTTGTAAATAAAGCAAAAAACAAAAAAAAACCCCCTTCCGAAGAAGAGGGCTTTTGATGAAAAATTATTTATTTAACTAGCTGTAGACCAAGCAATTCCGTTATTGCCAGTGCCTAGAGGCTCGGCTTTAGCTGCCATGTGCCATTCTCCAGGTGCCACACAAGTGCAAACTAAAGTAGACCCAATTCCCCAAGCAGAATCAGTATTAGCGCCAGTAAATGTAATTCTGTTGTTGGCTTCAGTTGGTCGCGTGGGCAACAAATAACGGCTACTGTTGTATCCTATAGCGTAAGAGTTAGTGCCGAGTGTGTCAGATCCAATGCCATTAACCCTAAGCACTCCAGTAGCTACTAAATCTGCTCCTTGAATAATTTTGATTGTTGTGCCTACGGCTGATCCTGTTGGCAGATTAATCATTTTAGTTCCACCGCTTGCGAATAAACATACGAATGTCTTACCGTGATCTTCGTTAGTCAAATTCACCGTTGTAGTATCGTTTGCCAAATCAGACCCGCGAGTTTGATGTAAGTTGGTGATAGTGCTCTGAGCGTTTGTTGATACGCCTGCGACTTCGATAAAGTTAGACGAATTTAAATCAAGCTCTCTCTTCAAATTTTCAATTAATGCTTGCGTTCTCGCAAGTCCTATTCTTTTGGTTCCCATAGTTTGAAATCCTCCCTTGGCATAGCCATTTATAATCATATTAAAAACTATTTGATAGAAATAGATCTATCGTTATAAATAGAGGCGCTAAGAACTCGTGCCGCTATTTTTAATAAAAAAAACCCCCTTCCGAAGAAGGGGGCAAAATATAGATTTATATTTTATATTAAGCGAAAACGATCCCAGTGTTGACGGCTGTTTGTCCACAAACAATCCAATCAGCCCCGTTGCAATATACTTCAACCCAGTCGCCTGCTAGTGCAGTACCAGAAGCAAATCTGATTTTAGTATCTGAGCCAGTGCCTGTGTCTTTAGCGGAAAGTGCCATTATACTTCCTACCAATTCGTCATCTGCATGTCCCTGTAAAATATCAAAATTCGCTGTATTGTCAGACAATACGAAACGAAAGTTTAATCCTGCATCTGTTGCGCGAGGTAATGTTACTTCTGTCGCAGATGCTCCATTGCAAAGAATCAGCTTACCTGAATCTGCTGCTGTCAAAGTTGTATCTTCGCTAATAGTCACAACTTCTCTGTTTCTACGACGCAAGTCGTTCGTGTTTTCGTTAATCAGGCTACGAATTCGTGCCATTCCTACTCTTTTAGTTCCCATAGTTTAAAATCCTCCCTTGGTTGTACCATTTATAATCATATCAAAAACTACATGGTGTAGGTTTCCCTACGATGTAAGTAGAGCTTTAGAAGGTGAATAAGACGTTTATTTTGAATAAAAAAACCCCGGCTGAATCAACAACCGGGGCTCTTTTTACGAAACGCTTTAACTATTAGCTAGTTGCGCCTGCGCCTCCGAGGAGATCGCGGACAATAACGAGACCGTACATATCAGGACGGACCATCTTCTTCGCGTATCGAGTCATCACGCCTTTACGAGGCACGAAGTCTTCAGTACCGAAGATAGTTGGTGTTACCTGGAGAGGTACGTATGGAGCGTAGACGTATCCAGACTCAAGGAATCCAGAACCTCTGCGACCAACAAGAATAACGTTACGTGGGAAGTATGGGTCAACATGGACATCCCATTTGTTATTCAATGTACCTGTCTTAACAGCGCCGATTGTACCTTTAGCATCATCAGCAGTAACAGTAGCGCGGAATCCTGCGGTGAACTCCATCACGTTAGCAACTTCTGGTCCACAAACAACAAAGTTTGCACCGCCGCGAAGTGTCTTACGGTGAATCTGAGCACTTACGTCATTGATGGTTTCGAGAAGTGTCTCGTACCATTCGCTAACTGTACCAGTGAAGTCAGGAGCAGCAGAAGCGGCACCGATTTCAACACCTGTATCCTTACGGACGAAGAGACCAGGGGAACGGCTCCAGTAGTAAGTACCAGCTTGAGCACCTTTAACAAGGTCTTCGAGGATTTCTTGATCGATTTCAAGAGCAACCTGCTCAGAAAGAATGCTTGTAAGTTCAACTTCAGCGTCGAGGTTGTGGTAAGCATTCAAGTCTTGACCAAGTTCTGGTGTCCACTTAGCTTTGAGCTTCTTAGTCATCGCGGTAACAGCAACGGAATCGACTTTGATATCGATTTCAGGAAGTTGAGCGTTGTTTTCAAGTTCCCAAGCAGCAGTACCAACAACAGAACCAAGAGAGGAACCTGGAGTAAAGTTATCATCGATGGCGAACGCGAAGCCCAAGTTCTCACCGGATTCGACTAACTCATCGCGTAGACTGTCAGCTTCACTGGGAGTCGTAGCTTGGAACACCATTTTGATAACAGTGTTGGCGTTTGTCGGATCGAAAGTATTGCCCGAGGAGCCAGAGTGAATGGCTGTCAAGCGTCGAACCATAGTTCCGTGACCAAGTGTACCTGTGGGGACAATAGCAATCAGGTTTTTCATATTTAACTGACTAAATTGAGCAGAACCTGTTACTCCAATAACCACAACACCCGAACCAGAAAGGTCTGGATCAAAACGAATAGCTTTGTCGAGATCTGCATCTCCAAAGGATCCTGTACCAGAAATGGTATAGGTGTCCACTGGAATGACGGCATTGCCTGTCGAACCAGTTGGGGAAGCATAGCCATTGTTCAAGTTGTAAGGACCTTCGTCGGCGCTTG